CTTACGGGCAGACACATCATCTTCAAAGTCACCTAATAAATCACCAGCAATCTCTGTTAAATCCCCCTCACTCATATACTCCGCAAGGTTGGCATCAAAATCTTCGTCTGAGGGTTCGGCAGGTTCTATTTCAATCTCCATACCGTCAATCCCAATCTTGACTGACTCTGGATCTTCGATCTCAATCTCAATGGGTTCTTCTTCAACAATAGAATCCAATCCGACAGGGGCTTGGTATAGGCTTTTTTCAATCGACATAATCTATCCTTAATAGTATCCTTTGGACCGGATACTTTTAAAAAGTTTTATTTCATCCGGTTCATCATTTGGTAATTTTATAAATCCACCCTGCCTAAAGCGCATTAGCGCCATTACCGTTGAGTCTACCAAGTCATCATGACTCATAAACGGGAATCCTGCAATCTCTTCTACTACTTCTTCAGCCCAGCGTGTCTCAGGAACCCACACTAATCCACTTTTTACAATGTCCGCTACGCTATTTAACCGAGCTAATTTGTCACCACTACCCCTATGGGGTGTGTATTCCGTAACAGGCATGCCTGTACGCCGTAATTCTTGATATAACGCTGTTCCTGCCGATTTTTTCTCCACAATGAACGCATCGGGTTGCCATTCTTGCCATTCTTGCCACGCTAAATCTTTTAATTCTGGAAATTCTAATCGTTTTTTGATGCTATTAAGCAAAATAATGTTGTGACAGTCGTTTTCTTCATTAAAAAATACACCCCAAACTGTTATTGCAGTAAAGTCAGCACGGTTATGGGTTTCTGCCGCAGCGTCTAGGCTCATAATTACGTATTCACAGGTAGGTGGGTCTTCTTTTTTCCACCAATTCCACCATTCACGCTTTACAACAGAGGCTTCTTCAGCGGTTGGGTTTTGTTGATACTGAGCGTTCCACTGGAACACAGGCATAGAAGCCTTAGTTTGACGCAGAGAGGCCAATGACAGCCATTCTGGCCACAAAGCTGTTTCTTTATCTGTTCCTTCATTAAAGATCGCTGGAAATTCAACAAGCTCATACTGATCCGCTTCATCATTCTGGGTCATATCCCGAACAACCTTACCTGTCAGGTCATCCTGATGCCACCTAGTTTGTACTATAGCGACTCTACCACCCGGCATCAAGCGTGTTCTTGCTCCGTAGGTGAACCATTCATACGCTTTCTCAAATACATCGAAGTTCCCATTGATGATGTCCTGCTCGTTATGGGGGTCGTCCACCAGTAATAGATCAGCTCCACGACCAGCAAGGGCAGAACCCACACCACAAGCAAAATACTCACCACCAGCATTAGTATTCCAACGCCCAGCAGACTTATTATCTTGCGCCAAAGTAACGGTTGGAAAAATCTCTTTATATGCGGGGCTATCAATTAAGTTCCTCACTTTCCTACCAAAGTCCACAGCAAGATCAGTCGTGTGGGAGACCATTAAAACCTTCTTATCGGGGTATTTGCCAAGAAACCATGCAGGGAAGTAGATAGATACAAGCTGGGATTTACCATGCCGTGGAGGTATATTGACTACAATTCGGTTCTTTTTACCTTCAGCAATCTCCATAAGGAGGTTACCCAACCTGCGGTGGTGCTTACCAACCTTGTAATCGGACTGCATTTTCTTACAAAACTCTATTAGATCAAGCCTAGCAGCCTTGGCTTCTTTGCGACGATCTATCTCATCAAGAACAAACTCTGTTTCTTCGGCATCTACCTCATCAAATTTATCCAAATTGTCCAATAAGAACTTAAGTTCTTCATCGGTGAGGCTTTCAAGCTGGTTTGCTGTCGCCGTCATCTTTAACTTCCTCGGTTTTTTCCTCGTCTACAATGCCTAATTCTGCGTCTAAATCAACGGTTTCCCCGTTTACTTTGATGGTTTTTACGTCTTCTACCTCAGTGGGAGCCATTAATTTATGGATTTTAGCCCGCAAACTGTCCATCAGTTCTTGGTTTGACCTATGGTTAATAGTAACCTCAGACTTCTCAGTAAACAAGCCCACATCGGTGATTTTTCCTAGTAATTCCAAGGCACGGATACGTATCTTTGGGTCCTCGTTTTCTGACTCAAGTAGTAGCTTATTTGTTACTAATAGGCGTATTTGTGTGGCATTTTCAACAACCTTTGTCGAAAACTCTTTAAGGATGCCATTTACTTGGTAATACGTAGCAGGCTTTAGCTGGGATGCCTTTTTAGAGGTTAGCTTCTTATTTACTTGGTCTTCGTCTTGTGCCACAGAATAGGCAACAGTCTCTGCAACTAGCAGGTCTTCTTCTGTAGGGTTAACGTCAAGCTCTAGCAAATCTGCTGTTTTGCAGGCTGCTTCTGCCCGTTCTCTAAAGTTAGCTAGGGTCGGGTTGTCTTCTGGAAATGGTATGAATAAATCAGGCTCAACTTGTAGTTGTTGCATTTATGTCCAATGCTAGATGAGGGATGACTAGCGAAGTATATAGGAAAACGAAAAAAGTCAATATAAAAATTTTTTTAGCTAGGTACTTAAAAAACATGACGGGGGGTGTTTCCTATGTCGATTCTTAAAAATTGGACAATGCTCGTGCGTAATAGCAAACCAAACCTAGCGTATGTAACTAAACTAGAATTTGGGGGGTGGGGTCAGGGTAAACCCTTAGCGTACAGAGTTGCCAGTAAGCTTACTGGATTGTATTAAAGCTTGACAATCGTTAACATACTATGGTATACTGTTATTAATGAATCGAGATATTGATTCAGATTATTTTCTTAATCACTAATGGAGTATTAAAAATGAAAGCAAGTAAAAAAGCATTAACACCATTAACATCAAGTGGTGAGCCAGTAATATCAGCATTAGGGCAACAAGTAAAGTCTATGCTTGGTGAACCAATACCCGCTAATCCCGTCTTAACTGTATCAAAAGACGAAGGCGCTTTGATTAGCGCTTTAGCAGGTCTCAAGCAAAAGAGCGCCAATAAAAACCAAGAGTTATGTGAAATGCTCTGGAGTAATGGTAAGCGCTCTCACCATTTTGTAGGTAAGCTTGAAAAGGATAAATCCCTTTTAGCTTTTAGGGATACAGTTTGCGAATTCATTATTGAAGGTCTTGATGATGATAGTAAAAAGCTTATTCGTTCTAATACTGATAGCTTAAATAAAACCCAAATCGCTGTACGCCAAGTATTGATTGAAAATTCTGTAGATAATACTTACAGTAATATCAAAAAGGCGATGCAATCCCTTGAAGAGGCTAAAAATAGTGGTAATACTAGTGGTAAGAAAAAACCCGCCAGTCAAATGGTAATGGCTCTTCGTGAAGTACTTAGTGCAATGGATCGTTTAAGTGAAGAAAAAACAAACCCATATGCGGGTATTGTTGACGATCTCAAAGTATTAAAAGCTTTAAATATCCATAAGTATGTTAAGGATACGAAATAACAGTAAGCTTACAGGTAACATCTTAACCCGCTTCGGCGGGTTTTTTTTCGCTCTCTTTTTTTACCTGATAAATATTGCAACGCAACATTTTATCGAAAGAAACCAGTGACTTAAGTAGCAAGCAGCATAGGGACAATTAGATTCGGCTTAACATCACACGACAACTTTACCTGTAAGGTTACACCAAGAGAGACCAGTGACCGGAGTTGCCTGTAAGCTTACGGAGAAACATCCTACTAGTAGATGCCAGTGACCAAAGTTGCCTGTAAGCTTACGGAGAACTTTGTTTTAACCTGTGTACAGGTTAAAAGTATTTTTGGCATTTGTCAATAGCAAAACCATAGGTGTTTACCCTAGCATATTGTTCTGTATTGAACCCATTTGTTCGGTCATATTGTTCTGTCTGAACCCGTTGATTTATAAGGATAAAGTTATATTGTTCGCTTTGTTCTGTCCATTTTGGATACTCAAGCACTTTTGCTTAAATTTGTTCTTAAATTCTTTTCTGCAAGGGACTGAAGGAGAACTAAAAAAAGTCCTTGTGTATATGTTTTGAGACCCCTCATTAAGAACAATACTAGAAAATCAATAACTTACATAACTACATAATAAGAACAAATAGGTTCAATCGGTACATTACATTCTTTGATAGACTTTGATACAGTTTACTTGACTTTCACACCTTAATATGTTACAATAGAAGTATAGTCAAAAAATATCTACCGACTATACGCAGTAAACCCTAAAACTTAGCAGTAACCTTACAGGAGAATCACATGAATCAAGTACCGCAGTTTGATCTCGTTGACGAAATGCAATGGGAAGAAGTAGCCGAGGAACAGGGCTTGTTTGTTTCGTTGGAATCCGCAGGGCTAGAGGAATCCGTATCCATGCCTCTATTCGGTGGCAATTGCCACAATGCCAATGGTATCTATTCGTATACCAATTGGTTCTACGATGGCGACGAATCCGCCTTCTCTATCATCTAACGGGAGTGACACCATGAAACAAGTAAAAATCAGTAATATCAAAGCACGAGCAAAAGTACAGGAACTTACCCCTTTCAAGGGGAGTAATACCTTTGCCGAGTACAACACACCACAGGGCAACACCTTGACTCACCGCTATGTCGTGTATTCATACGGCTATCATTTCCCTATGTTCATTGCCGAATGGTTAGATGGGCAAAGTCCCCAATGGTACGAGAACGCAGATAAATACTCTCGCTCAACTTCCAAGCAGTTTAGCCAACTGCACCCACATACCAAAACATCTTGTTACACAACTGAGCAAATGAAACGCATTGCTCAATCAGGTATTACTGGACTTGTAGCTTTAGGGGAACGCACATGAACATAGATCTTGATGCGTGGTTAAACCACGAATGGGCTAAAGCTTGTGAGGCAGACGATGCAGAGGAAGCAATGATTCAGTACTGGGGTGAAAGATGCCCCGACTATGACCGCCTTTGCCCGACTTGCCAAGCATGGAAAGAATTTGAATCGAGTGGGGAGATCATCAAATCATGAAACACATACCAACATGTAAATTGTGTGGTGATCAGTACGACTTAGCTCGTCTTGACATTGGCTATGCCGTTTGCCTTGATTGTGGTGACGAGATAGCTAAGGATCGTAAGTTCACCATAGCACCACTAAACAAGTCTAACTATATCTGTATCACCGATATGGCTATGCTCAAACAACTTAACCCCAAGAGGACAACATGAGTAAAAGCAAAGCGGAACGCATGGAAGATGTTTATAACGAACTAGCCCCTGATTGGAGAGGTATACCACAGATGACCGAGAAAGATATTGTACGGCTATTGAGTGCCGGTTATCCCCGTAAGCTTACAGCCAAAAAGAGGGTGGCTTTGATCAAACTGATGATGGACTTTACCCATGCAAACCCTGACAAGGTATCCGGATCGCACAGATGGTATACCTTTGACGAGGCAGTCAAGTATTGGCACAGTAAGAAGTATTCAAGTGTTTGGTGGCAGTTACAAGGTATGTGGGGAAACCCTAAACATCAGCAAGGACTTGCATATAACTTTGACCCTGAAACGGGACGAATCACATTTATTGAGGACTTAAGAATATGAAAGCAGAAGATAAATTGTTTTTACTTGAGGCGATCTTGGCGGTTGCCTATTCAAACGAAACACGGGCACAGTTCTTATTAAATAAGGACAAGGCAGACAGAATCGTTGCCATTCGTGAGCAGTACGGCAGAGATGTAGTAGAGAAGGAACTAATCAAACTAAAGGAGATTGTGTATGAACAAGAATGAATGGGAAGATCTTAAGAGGTGGTGCAGTGACTGCATATGGGTTGTGCCCCTCGTTGCTCTTGGTATCTATATAGCTTGGACGGTGGTGTTGCCATGAGAACAGGACAGATCAAACGCATAGGCAAAAGAACCTATTGCATAGTGTGTTGGACAAACCACGATGTAACCTTGCAATCAATGGATGAGGAAAGGATCATCCTAGTTATACCCCGTACCCATATGGGTGGGTTGCGTAATGGGTCGTAGAAACTTGACACAGGTAGTAGACTTTGGTATAATATATTATATGGTGGTAAATTGTTGTAGAGAGTAGTAGATGTTACTTAAATTAAAACAGGAGAATAACATGAATCAAACAGTAAACGAAGTTGTCTGTAACTTTACAGAACCCGTTGTATCAGCACCGAGTATCAGCAGTAGTGCCATGCTAGTGGAGTTAAACATTAGTGTGTGGACAGGTCGCAAGTTTGACAAGAGTGTGTCAGCCGAAATTGACGTACAGAAACATACCACCACAAGAGCAGGTAACTACCACAAGAAGTTATTTGCCGACGAACCGACATTCGATGCAATTGGTAAGTACGCAGGTAACGCACGGACTAGGCATTACTTTATAACTATGCCTTGGTCAGATAGTGGGGTAAGGTTACTGACAACATCTTTATTCTTTGACTATGAGAAAGAGATGACCGGCTACCAACATGAGTTTTACCGCCTAGTGGACTTAGCACTTGCCGATTGGGACAACATGATCGTAAGGTCTAAGGTTAAGCTTGGCACATTGTTCGATCCGACAGACTACCCTAGCAAGGAAGATATTAAGGACAAGTACCGATTCTCAATCCGCTATTCCCCTGTGCCTGAGGTGGGGGACTTTAGGGTTCAGATTGGCAATGATGCACAGCAGGTTCTTAAGGAATCCTATGCCAAAGCTTACAGCGATAACCTTGAACTAGCTTACAAGGATGTGTGGACTCGTACCCATGAGGCACTAAAGAGCATGAGTTCCAAGCTAGATGGTGAGAAGAAGCAGATTTTCAGGGACACACTTGTCAGTAATGTTACAGAGATGGTTGCCCTGCTTGACAAGTTCAATGTAACTGACGACCCGAAGATGAAACAAGCCAAGGTCAAGATTGAGAATGCTTTACTTGGGATAACACCCGATGCACTACGGGAAGATGACGATTTACGACTAGATACTAAGAGCAAGGTAGATGCCCTGCTCAAAGAAATGTCTTGGTAATTGATCGTACTTACTGCGCATTTCACTTCAATGTATTACACCCTAACTTAATAACAGGAGAATTATTATGTCTAAATCAGTAATCACCGCCGAACGTTTGTACGAGCAATCAATCGACGAGATTGTTCAGTCCCTCTTGGCAAACCGCAATGGTACGACTCTAGTCATGGGTCACATGGGTACAGGTAAATCCTCAATCCTTAAGATATTGGCAGAGAAACTACCTACGCATGTGCCTTGTCTATTCGATGGCACAACAAAAGACTTGGGTGATCTATATATACCCAAAATCTTGGGCATGGATGACGATGCCCAGTTCGTACGATTTGTGCCGAATGAAGAGTTTGGTCTACATCATGGCAAGCCTGTCATTCTCATGTTCGACGAGTACGGCAAGATGAATCCGTCTGTCAAGAATGCCTGTATGGAGACTATGCTCAGTCATAAGGTAGGTGGTAAGAAGTTACCCGAAGGGTCTATCGTGTTTGCTACTACTAACCTAGGTGGTGAGGGGGTGGGTGACTTACTAATGCCACATCACCGCAATCGTATTACTGTGGTTCGTATGGCTAAACCTACACCACAATTGTGGATCGAGAACTTTGCCTATAACAATGGGATACATCCCGCCTTGATCATGTGGGTGGCAGAAGAAGGGGACAAGTTGTTCCAGTCTTTCGAGGATGTTCAGAATCCTGACGATAACCCATACATCTTCCATCCAAAGGCACAACGACCCTCGTTTGTTACACCACGATCATTGGCATTGGCAAGTAATTGGTTATGGGCTAAAGATGAGATCACATCTAACGCACTTCAGAGTAACCTTATGGGGACAATTGGTGCAAAGGCAGGGGCAGACTTGCGTAGCTTTATCGAACTGGTTGATCAGTTGCCCAAGCAGGAAGAAATTAGGACAAGTCCTGAAACCGCCAAGCTACCCGAAACCTCATCAGCAATCATGATGGTGGTACACCGAGCATTGTCTACTATGTCTAAAGAATTTGTAGATCCGTGGATGACTTACCTCAATCGTTTGGATTCTGAATCACAGGGGTTCTTTGCTATGCAGGTTCGTAGTCCGAAGTACAAGAAGCAAGGTTTGGTCATGACCAATAAGAAGTTTACCGATTGGTGCATGGCTAACAATTACATGTTCACTGCGGACAAGAAGTAATCCGTAACCTTACAGGAGAATGTTATGTTATCAATAGGTAAGCCACTCGTGGCAGAACAAAGATTACGCAAAGCAGTCATTGACATCATTGGTCGTGACGAGTTCATTGCCTTGACAGGTGTACTCATGATCGGCACAAAGATCATAGATGAAAAGGTAAAGACTGCATGTACCAATGGTCGTGACGAGGCATATGGTAGGAAGTTTGTAGATGAACTATCCGATGCCGAGTTCCGGTTCGTTGTATTGCATGAGTGTTATCACAAGATGTACAAGCACCTTACTACATGGAAACATCTACATGATGTGGATCATGACAAAGCTAATCGTGCCTGTGATTATGTTATCAACCATAAACTTGCTAACACAGATGCATGCAAAGTAGGGTGGATCAAGATACCTGATGGTGCATTGATAGACAATTCGTTTGCAGATATGGACTCAGCTAAAGTGTTCAAGCTATTACAGTCAAGACCAAAAGGGGGTGATGGTGACGAGTACAACCCCTTTGATGAACACAAGTGGGATGAAGCACAGGAAATGTCTGAGCAAGAGCAGAGAGATCTAGCCAAAGAAATTGACAGTGCATTACGTCAGGGTGCGATCTTAGCAGGCAAGGTAGGCACAGGTGCTAATCGTGATATTGGTGAGTTACTTGATCCAAAGCAAGATTGGCGGGAGTTACTACGTGATTTCGTAACAACAACTTGTGCAGGTAAAGACTATTCAACATGGCGCAGACCTAATCGTCGTTACATTGGTATGGACATACTCATGCCGTCAGCTATCAGTGAATCACTGGGGGAGATTGTTATTGGTATAGATACGTCAGGTTCTATTGGACAGGAAGATCTAAATGCTTTCCTATCCGAGATCAAGGGTATTTGTGACACAGTTAAACCTAGCAAGGTGAGATTACTTTATTGGGATACTGAAGTGCGTAAGCAAGAAGTTTATCTACAAGATGAACTAGACGGATTGGTACATGCAACTAAACCTGCAGGGGGTGGGGGTACTGACGCAACCTGTGTATCTCAATATCTTAACGAGCATGGTATCAAACCTGAATGCGTAGTCATGCTAACCGATGGCTATGTAGGTGGGTGGGGTACTTGGTCTGTACCTGTCTTGTGGTGCATCTTGAACAACAAAGGTGCAACCGCCAATGTTGGCAAGACAGTACATATCTAAATGTGTCTGTAAGTTTACAGGCAAAACTGGTATCAAAATATGAGGAGAAGGGTATGACATTATCTTATGCAGAGATGTTCTTAATACTGTGGGCATCAGCAATGACACTTTTGTATTTCATAACTAAAAGTGATGCCAAAGACTTTAAACAGTTTACTGTTTCTAAGTTAAGACAAGTAGCAAAGGGGAGAGCCAAAGTCGTAGACGATGGCGATAGTGTTCAAATCGTAGATTGTTAAGGAGAACAATATGAAAAACAATATGACTATGAATAGCTTTGACGAAGTAGTATCAAAATACAACAATGTTAAACCATTGCGAGGCGCACGAAAAAGTTTGGACATTCGCCCGTTGGGGGTTCGTCGTAATTGGTTTAACAGAATCATTAAAGTAAGCGATACACAATATGTATTGCATGATAGTCTTTACATGCATCAAACTGGTTCTGATGTAACAGAGTACGCACCAATCATTTGGGAACGCAAAGAAGATGGAGATTACTTGACTGTTCGTTTGTGTTCAAGTGGGTCATACAGTCTAAGTCGTTACTCATTCTTAAGTGCGTACTTACCTGATCCGTTGTGGTTCAGGATAGAGAATGGCAAACACTATGTTGTTGAAGGTGGTAGAGGGTGGGGTACTGAGAAAGTATCTGAACACTATTTACCTAAGTTCAAACTTAAGCTAGATGCTAATAAAAACTGGGTGATGGATAAAGACTATTACATACAGTTCAAACATGTTGGCGGTAAGTTTACACGCACAACTGAGCTATTACCCATGAAGTTACGTCGTTTGGATAAAGATCTTGTCAATAAGTATGATCCTTTGATCAAAGAGATGTGGGATTGGGCGCATATTGTTATGCCGATTCTAGGTGACACTATGAAAGATCGTAGTACAAGACAGGGCTATGCCGAAGTTTTTGAAAGTTCATTTTGGTATTGGGACAAACAAATAAGTCATGATCTTGTCAAAGAGATACTAGAAAACCCTGAGCATGATAATCGCATGGCTTTGTGTGCTTTGGCTTGTTATAACGCAGGGGTGTTCCGTAGTAGTGATGATAATACTGATGGTAGGTTCAATCCAACACATAAAAAAGCTTTCAGCGAATTTAAAAAAGTATTAAGAAAAGTAGCAGGTGTGCAAGCGGTGGAATTAAAATAAATAACTTAACAGGAGAATGGTTATGACTACTCATATAAATGAATGGCTAACAAGTAGCACGTTTAGATCAAGAGTTGAACGAACAAAAAAATCAGTAGACGAACACGGGTGGAAACACATATATGATGGTATGGCTGTATCAGAAGAAATGAAAGAATTTTTGTCAGAAGTACAAAAGACCATGCCACACGTTAAATTTGTTGCATGTAATGACACAGTGGAAACAGATGTACAAACAGGTAATCGTTGCTACGTTATGAGTTATTTTCTTGTAACTATGGATGACTGCCCTTATCAAATTGGTCACATAGGTTTTGGTGATTTTAGTGCAACCAAAAGCGGTAAGCCTACATACGTTGTGCATAGCCGTAAAATACGTAACCCAAAATTTAGAGAGGGTAGAGATCAATTCCATATGGTAATGACTTTAGATATTAAGAAAGCCGTAATCAATGCAAAGAAATACCTAACCCCATTTTCTACTAAAGAACTTGCTACGTATTCGTATGACAGTATTGCTTCAAATTCGCAAACAGCACTTACGCATGCACGAAATCAAATGACTAGTACGCTTGACCCCATTAGTTACGCTAAAGACTTATGGATTAAAGAACTATTAAACCTTAAGAATCAAGGGGTTACGTTTGTTAGTCAACAATTTCAAGACATTATGAAAGTCTTACCTGAACGAGTTGAGATCTACGACGAAGAGAAAGACAAGAAAGTCTATGGTTTATTTGTGCGGTTATATAACGTAGGTGGAGATACCTACATAGATGTGCAACGGGCTAACAACTTAAGACATGCATCGTCAGCGACCTTTGGTTCAGATATGCAAACATTCCCTATGTCATCAGCACCACAAGACATATTAGGTGGTGTTGCTACGCTTGCAATTCTAGAACCTAAACAATATGTAACTAATGTTGGTATGAAAATAGATGAAAAACATTACTGGATAGAAAGGTCTGAATAATGAAAACAAGCAAAGAGAAGGATCTATACATAAGTTTATTCTATGATCTAGGCTTTCATGCACAGTGGAAAGATGTACATGGAAAAAACATGTTATCTGCACCTGAAGATTTGCTGTTAGCTTACATGGAACATGTAAAGAAATACCCTATATACAGGATAAAGATTAACCAAGACGGAAGTGTCGAAACTGACTGCTATGAAATGTTAGATAATTTTCAACCTAAGTTAGAAAAATGTTACGAAGGGGTTGACGAATTACCAAAATGGGTGCAAGATAAGCTTGCGGTATTAATGTTACTTGACCACAATCAGCATGACCAAGAAGTCAAGACCATTGGTAGACGTATATCAGAAAATATATTTTGGGTCTTCATAGGAGAATCGGGTGGCGACAACACCTGAAGGTAAAGTAAAAAAATCCGTACGCCAAGTGCTTGATGCGCTTGGCGCTTACTACGTGATGCCAGTCACCGGAGGTTATGGTAGGCAGGGCGCACCTGATTTTTTGGTTTGTCTAAAAGGGCAGTTCATAGGCATTGAAACCAAAGCGGGAAAAGGTAGACTAACAGCCTTACAAGAAATGAATCTTAAAAAGATCATCGAGGCAGGTGGTGTATCTCTCGTCGTAAGGGAAGAGGACGTTAAATATCTTCCTAGTTTGTTATCAACAGGAGAAAGTAATGAAAAAGAAATCAACAACAAAACAGATCCTTGACGTATTAAATACTCAAGGTGGCAAAAGCCCAAAAGAACTTATTAGTTTAATAGGTGGACACCCGTCAAGGGTATACGCAGGTTTATCTTATTTGCGTAAAACCAAATGAATTGGACTTGACGATGATGGTGTGTA